TGGTGTTTGTAATATTACGATTAATGGTGATTCGATTCTTCATGTTAAAGGTAATAGAAAAGAGATTGTTGAAAAAGATTACAATCTTATTGTTAAAGGTAAATACAATCTTGTATCACAAGGTGAAGCTAGTATATTGTCAAAAGAAGATATGACTATTGGTGCTGGTGGTGATGTTTTAGGTGGTGGAGGTTCTCTAAATATTAAAACTGGTGACCACTTATTAATAACTGGTGATTTGGAAGTTGACGGGCACCTTGAAGCTTACTCAGTTGGTGCTGTTAGGGTTGATGCTAGAGCTGGTCTTTCTTGTGGTATAGGTGATCCTGGTAATCCACTCAAAGGTAGATTACCAACACCACCTTTAGGTATATTTTCCGCAACAACAGTTACAGCTGTGCTTTCTGTGGCAGCTCCGCTGGGAACTTTTGGTTTCATGAATGCTGTGCTGATGACAGACACAGTAAATACAGCACTTCACAATGCTCATTTCCATTTTGCTAAGTTTGGCCCAACAACTCCGCCAATACCAAAAATGATTTAAGGATATATTATGGCAACTTTATTTGATAAAACAGGTTTTAATTTTACTGACACCTCTGGTATAATAACCACACTACCAAACACAGCTATTAATCAGTTGAACACCGCACCAGCTTTGTTACCAAATCAATGGATGGTTAATGATTTGGTCAATGATGATGCTAACGGTTATCATACAAACCCTGTGGCCGCTTCTTGTAACACTATTTGGGCGTCTTCTAACACACTAATTAATATCACAAGCAGTTTACAAGGTTCTGGTAATCTAACGGCTTTATGGTCAACAATTAATCTCGATTTAAAAGCTATTACTGGATATAATGTTACAACTGGAGATGCTGAGAATCCACCAATTGTCACCACAAAATATACTGGCCAAATGGAAGAATTTTTAGCTCACACATATCGCATTTCTGGTGTTGTTCCTATTACTGCAAACGTAGATGCGGCCTCAAAACCACACCTTGAACAAGCTATGCAAATTGGTCGAGCTCTGATGTATCTGGTATATCAAACAGATGGCCGAGAAGATAATGCACCTATGTTGGGTAGTTTTACTAGTATTTTGGTCGCTAATACAATTAATGATTATGCTAATATTATTGTTACATATGCCAATACAATCAATGCAAGCATTACAATAACTACTGAAACTGTTGGTGAAGATGTAATTACAACAAAAACCTCGAATTTATCATATGCGGCCGTAAATACTATTGCTAGTACTGCAAATAGTTTAATCACTTTAGTTCGTGATAGGCGAGTACATGATGAGAATTTTTATACCAATTCAAATCAATTGGTTAACGATGCAAAATCTATCCGCAGATATGCTTCATTAGGTGCATCTGAAAGTAGTTTAATTGATAATTTGGTTGGTTCCGACAAATTAAAATCTAGGCTTGCCCAACCGTAACATAAATAGAAAATGGCAACAGTAATAACAACAACAAGCAGAGAATGGCAGGACCTGGATTTGAATTTTGCAATTCATCCGGTTCGTAAAGATATCAACAAACATAAAGGTGAACTGGCTGTTATCAATTCAATTAAGAATTTAATTTCAACCAATCACTATGAAGTCCCGTTCCAACCAGAACTTGGTTGCAATGTGAGAAAACTTCTATTTGAACCATTAGATATGGTCACATCAACTTTAATTGAGCGTGAAATTATAGAAACAATTAATAATTTTGAGCCTAGAGCAAGTGTTTCTAAAGTTATTGTCAAACCAGATTTCGATAATAATGGATTTAAAGTTGAACTATTGTTTCAAATTGTCAATAGAACCGACCCGGTAGCAATCAAATTTTTCTTAGAGCGAGTCCGATAAATGGCAGATAATCGTCTACAAGTTGCAGAACTTGATTTTGATACAATCAAAACCAACTTAAAATCATATTTAAAACAACAGTCTGAGTTTCAGGACTATGACTTTGAGGGCTCAGGCCTTGATGTGCTAATTAATCTTTTAGCATACAATACTCACTATAACGCATACTATCTAAACATGGTAGCTAATGAGGCATTTTTAGATACCGCACTACTGAGAGATTCTGTTGTATCACATGCTAAAACATTAGGGTATGTTCCTTATTCCAAATCAGCTTCTAAAGCCGTGATTAATATGACAGTTGAATCTGGTAGTACCACAGTAGATACTGTAACAATACCAAAAGGTTTTGTTTTGTTGTCCAATACCATTGACAATCAAACTTATAACTTTAATGTAATGGCTGATACGACCGTTACTAAAAGTGGAACAAAATATTTCTTTGAGAACTTAGAAATTAAAGAAGGACAATTCGTAGCATATTCATTCACACAAGATGAATCTGCAAATCCAAAAGCTATTTTTGAAATACCAGATGCTGACGTTGATACCAACACAATCTCGGTTTCAGTTAGACCATCTTCAAGTAATTCACAGGTAACAATATACAATAAAGTTACGGATATTTTAGATGTTACTGGTTCTTCTGAAGTGTACTTTTTACAAGAGGCTCGAGGTGGTAAGTTTAAGATTTATTTTGGTGACAATGTTATCGGTAAAAAGATTAATAATGGCGCAATTATCAATGTAACTTACTTGTCAACAAATGGAAAAGCTGCAGATAAAGCTTCATCTTTTACTGTAAGTGCTGCTATTGGTGCTTTAACTAATATTATAGTTGATACGGTATCTGTTGCTGCTGGTGGAACAAACAGAGAAACGGTTAGTGAAGTAAAGTATAATGCCGTAGCTCAATTTGCTACACAAAACAGGTTGGTTACTTTCAAAGATTATGAATCCTACATTACTAAAAATTATCCATCACTAGACTCGATTTCAGTTTGGGGTGGCGAAGAAGAAACTCCTCCAGTTTATGGCAAAGTTTTTATATCAATCAAACCAAAAACTGATTACTATATTTCTGAAACTGAGAAGCAAAGAATTTTGGATGATATTGTTAAACCAAAATCAATTGTCTCTGTTCAAACAGAGTTTAGAGATCCAGAATACTTATATTTGTTAGTTAACAATTACATACAATACGATCCAAAGAAAACAACTGTAAGTGCAGATGGTATTAAAAATAACATTAGAAATGCTATTATAGGATATAGAAATTCCAAATTGAATAAATTTGGCGCTAAGTTTATCCTATCTAAAATGCAAGATTCAGTTGATGCTACAAATTTGAATTCTATTATTGGTTCTGAAACAATCGTGCGATTACAGAAAAGATTTTTGCCTGTATTGAATCAATCTAAAAATTATACAATTATTTTTAATGCGCCTTTACATCGTGGTACAATCACAAACAAACTAACATCCACAAGTTTCAATGTTTTGGATATGGATGGTGTTGAAAGAACTGTTATCCTTGATGAGATACCACAGTCATATTCAGGTGTTACTTCAATCGGTGTTACTGACGCAGGCACTGGTTACACCTCTGCACCAACGGTAACCATTACAGGTGATGGCACTGGCGCATTAGCGGAAGCCGTTATTGTTAATGGTAGAGTTCAAAATATTAATATTACAAATCGGGGAACTGATTACACACGAGCTGTGGTAACAATTACAGGCGGTGATGGATATGGTGCCAAAGCAGTTGCTATTGTAGATGGTCGAGTTGGAACACTTAGAACAATTTATTACGATTCAGCTGCACAGAGACAAATTGTTGATACTAATGTTGGTGAAATTGATTATGATTCTGGAACAATTAACATTTATGATATTAATATCTTATCTGTTCTTTCGGATGATGGTTATATAAGGTTATCATTTGAGTCGGAAAAAGGCATTGTTGAAACTATTAGAAATACAATTATTACAATTGATGAGAATGATCCTACATCCATCACAATTGACTTGACTAAAATATCCGATTAATTAAATGTCCAATTTAAAAACATCCCTACTTGTTGCACAACAAGTACCTGAATATGTATCGGATGAATATCCGTTATTTGTTTCTTTTCTTGAAGCTTACTATGAGTTTATGGAAACAGCCCAAGGAACACAGAAAAATGATGTATTATCTTTAGGCAAAAAAATGAGATATGTGTCCGATGTGGATGTATCCATTGGCGCATTTGAAAAAAGTTTCTTTAACAACTTTGCTTCTTTAATTCCTAGAGATGTTGAAATAAACAAAGAAACACTTATTAAAAATGTTTTGCCCCTCTATATTTCTAGAGGTAATGAAAAATCGTTTAAGTTGTTGTTCAGAATGTTGTTCAATGATGAAGTTGATGTTATTTTACCAAAGAATAATATTCTGCGAGTATCGGATGGTAAATGGACAGTTGACAATATTCTAAAGTTAGAAACCGATATTCGTAGCACCTACACGGGAACAGGTTCAAATACCACATTCTATTTGGCTCAACAGGTTGATTCTACTGCCGTTGATGTTTATGTTGATGATGTATTAAAAACAATTGATACTGATTATACGATTAGAAAAGAATCAAGAAAGTTGGTTTTTAATACTGCGCCGGATTCAAATACCACAATTAAGGTTGTGTATGATGATTTTGATGTTACTCTATTAAACAATAGAAAAATTACAGGTCAAACATCTGGCGCATCTGCTATTATTGAAAGTGCTTCGAAGCGTATTATTACCGACCGTTTGAACTTTGGTTTGCCATTTGAATTGATTATTGATAAAAGAACTTTAAGTGGATTATTTACCAATGGTGAACAAGTTATAACGGATATTATTGACCCTAACGGAACAAAAATAACACTTGTTGCGGACACATTCTCCATTTTAACATCTATTCTGGTTACAGGTTCTGGTGCTTCATACAATGTTGGTGATACTGTTACTATTCTTGGTGGCGGCGCCACAAGCGTTTCTACGGCCGAAGTTGAGTCTGTAACAGCGGGTGTTACCAATCGTATTGTTGTTGAATATGGTGGTGCTGGTTTTCACACAGCTAGTATTATTACACGACAAGAAGAACAAACAACAGCAATTATTGGTGCTGTTGATGGTGTTGATACTTCTGGTGCAAATACAAATATCTCATTTTTATTAACTGATGACATTATCAATACTTACGCAAATATAACTTTATCAGCTGCCGATTATGGATTTCCATCACAGGTAATTCCAGCAGGTGAGAATATTAATACAAGAATTTTTGATGCATTAACCACACTTACAATTACAGACCTTGGCCCAATGACCAATGCTGTTGTGCTGTTTTCAAATACATCTATCAATGTTTCATCACTTGATTCAGAAGGTGCTCGTTATCTTCTTGGTTCTACCATTTATGATATTAAATCGTTCCGTGCAATTGGTAGAATTGATGTAAATAATGGCGGAGTAAATTATAAAGTTGGTGATGAAATTATTTTTGGTTCAAATCCTCCAGGTACATTTGGATATGGCGCTGCTGCTGCGGTTACCGAAGTAGCTGGTTCAGGAACAATCACAAAGATTAAAGTTCAATCTCAGAGAGTTGCTGGTACTGCAAATGTTTTAAATAACTCAACTATTATTGTTGGAACAGGAACATCTTTTGGTACAGCAGGAGAGCCTGGTGTTGGAGATAAGATTACTATTAGAAGCCAAGAACGATTTATTAATGCAGTCACATCTTCCACTAGTGCTACTGTAAATGCGGCATTCTCATTTAGTGATGGCACAGTTTGGTCAAATAATGCACCTATAGGTTCTTTGTCAAGGGGTGTTGTTGGTGGTATTAACTATACACAAGGCACTTTTCCAAATGTTACTGTTTCATCTTCTAATGGTTCGGGTGCTAATATTGCAATCACAGCTTTGATAGGTGACGGTGAAAGATTGAACGCACTTACCGATACTGTTCCTGGCCAAATTTTATCGATTAAAGTAACATCAGGTGGTGCTGGTTACCAGTACATTCCACAAGTTGATTTGACAAACTTTGGAGATGGTTCTGCAACAGCAACAGCTCAAGTTGGTAACTCTTATTCCACCTTATCCGGCCGTTGGACAACATCTGATTCCATACTGTCAAGTTCTGAAAGAAAACTTCAAGGTAGTGATTACTACGTGGATTATTCTTACATAACATCTTCTCTGACAGAATTCACAAGATATAAAGATGTACTCCGTCAACTTTTACATCCATCGGGATTCGTAAATTATTCAGACTTGAATAAGAATCTAACAATAACACAAAAAGACACATCTGTTTCTAGAACTATTATCAACCAGATTTCTGGTACAGTATCAGTATCAAACGGAAAAATTTATGTGGATGGAGTAAATACCAAATTCAATATTGCAAACTCACTTGGAACAATTACAATTGGTACCAATATTGCAGTTAATGGTGAATTGAGAATTGTAACTAGTATCCTAAGTAACACAAATATTTCTGTTTCTTCTGCATGGACTATGAATGCCAGCGGCGAACCTTTAAATATAGTGACATAAATAGATTTTATGGCAGCAATAACTAATAAAAAATTATCGTTTAATACGGCAGAACAATTCAAAGAATCGTTCTCAGAAGGTAATCCAACAATAGCATATGTTACTGTTGGAAACCATGTTCCTTATGCAAATGAGGCCTCTCCAGATTCTATTGCTGATACTATATCAGCAGAAAAGAATACTTGGGACAACATCTATGCTGCAAAGAGAGCAACAGGAAATGATGTTCAATTGGTGGTTCCACGGATTAACTGGACCTCAAACACCAGATATCGCCAGTATGATGACACAATTGATGTTTCAACATTAGTGTCTTCGAATACTACACAAAATTTGAAACCGATGTATGTAATCACATCGGCAAGAAATGTTTACAAATGTGTTTCTAATAACGCATCTGCAAACTCCACAGTTGAACCTTCTGGTGACTATACAACTTCTAATGGCAACATCTCTACAGGTGATGGGTTTGTTTGGAAGTATATGTACAATGTCAAGCCATCAAATAAATTTTTAACAACGGCATGGATACCAGCTCCAACATCTACTTCTGCATTGGATTATGGAGTCAATAGTTCTGGTGTTGTTGATGGAGAATTAACCACAATTGTGGTTACAAATCCAGGTGTCAATTATAGACAAGCTTCTAACATCAGAGTTGACTCCTTTACTTCTGGCCAAACTTCATTGAAGTTGTCGAACACTTCATTAACTTTATCTATATTCAGTATTCCAGCTCTATCTAATTTAAGCAATTTATCAATTAGTGGAACAGGTATACCGAGCGATACTTACATCAGTTCTATTTCCAATACAACAGGTATTATAACATTATCAGCCGCAGCAACTGCAATTGGTGGCAATGCTAATAATATTACAATTTCAACCAGAGTTTATATTTCTGGTGATGGTATTGGTGCTGTTGCAAGTGCTACACTTTCTAACACATCATCTGGTGCCTCAGCCGCTCAAGCTAATATATCAAAGATTGTTGTATCTACTATTGGTTCTGATTATACCACAGCAAATGCGTTCATTTACGGTTCGGGCTCTGGTGCTCAAACTAGAGTTATTTTACCGCCAAAATTTGGCCATTCTTTTAATCCTGCTAAAGAATTAAGTGCAAATAATGTAATGGTTTCTGTAAGGATTGGCGAGATTGATTCTACTGAACAAGGGTTAATTTCAGTTGATACCTCATTTAGACAGATTGGTTTATTGAGGGATCCATATAAATATGGTTCAACTGTTGTAGCAAATACTGCTACAGCTAATTCTGTTATCTCACAAACTACTGATTTGGATGTTGTTGCTGGAACTCCATATTCTTTGAATGAATATGTTTATCAAGGCTCAGTATCTAATCCAAATGGATATGGTTTTATTAATGCTCAAACTACAAATGGTGTTCGTATAACAAAAGTTAAAGGCACATTTGTTACGGGTCTTTCACTCATTGGTTCCACTTCTGGTTCATCCAGAACAGTTACCTCAGTAACGCAACCAGAATTTGAACCATATACAGGTGATATAATGTATACGGAAAATATAACAAAACTCGACCGGGCAGATGGCCAGGCGGAAAATATTAAACTAATCGTAAGTTTTTAAGGACGGTCAATGGCTCTTGATACCAATTTTAATGTAAATCCATATTATGATGACTATGACGAAAATAAGAAATTTCTTCGTATGTTGTTTAAGCCAGGCTATGCTGTTCAGGCTCGTGAATTAACACAGCTTCAATCAATTTTACAACAACAAGTACAAAGATTTGGTAATAATGTATTTAAAAACGGCTCTGTTGTCACAGGCGGCCAAACTTTTTTCCAAGAGGTAACTTATCTTAAATTGGATTCCACATTCTTGGGTAATGCTGTTACTGTAGACAACTTTGTTGGTAAAACATTAGTTGATGATAATACAAATCCAACTAAGCGTGCGATGGTTATGAAGGTGTTTGATGCCGATGCTGGCACAGGCGACCCAAAAACTCTATTGATTAAACCAATTTTTGGTGATCCATTTGCATCTGGTGATACAATTAAAACTTTCGAAACAAATACTATTTCAGCTAATGTTTCAGCCGCTGGCGTTGGTACTGGCCAAATCTTTTCAGTTAATGAAGGTGTTTTTTATTACGAAGGATTCTTTGTTAAGAGCGATGCACAAACTATTGCTGTTTCAAAATACACCGCTGATTCAAATACAAGAGTTGGTTTTGAAATTACCGAATCTACAGTATCATATGCATCAGATACATCATTGTTGGATCCAGCACAAGATGCCTCCAACTATCAAGCTCCTGGTTCCGACCGTTATAAAATTACAATGACATTGGCTCAACGAAGCCTTGCGTCTATCGATGATACTCAATTTATTGAATTAGCTAGAATTGCTGAAGGCAAGTTAGCAAAGTATAACCGAGAGCCAATCTATTCGGTGTTGGAAGAAACACTAGCTCGTAGAACATATGATGAATCTGGTAACTACACCGTTAGACCATTCAATTTGACATTGAACACATCTTCAGCTAACTCAGCTAACATGGAAGTAATCTTGTCTCCAGGCAAGGCGTATGTTTATGGTTATGAATATGAATCAGTTACACCAAAAAAACTTATTGTTCCAAAACCAAGAAGTACAAATAGTGTCAGTAACAAACGTATCACCGCAGACTATGGATACTATGTCTATGCAAATACGCTTTATGGAACTCTGCCAATTAACAGTCTCCAAACTGTTGACCTGCATTGTGTTCCAAACTCATCAATTAATGTAACATCTACTGCAACCATTTCCAACACAAAAATTGGTACTGCAAGAATTAAATCTATTCAGTTTGATTCGGCAACAAACACATCCAATTCTGCGACATATCAATACAAGACTTTCTTGTTTGATGTGAATGTTGGTTCATTGACGGGTGTAGTTAATACAGCTATTAACGTAAGTGCTGTTCAAATTGCTAACACTTTGATTCCATCTGATAATAGAATGACAACCGATAATGCTTATATTGGTGCTAAATTTAGAATTACTAGTGGACCTGGTGCTGGCGAAAATGCTAAGTTAATTACAAATTATAGTGGTGTAAACGCTACTATTACTCTATCTGATCCATTTATTGCACCATTAACAAATGCATCTCAATATTCTATTGACTTTGAATTCAATGATGTTAATTCTATTGTTGTTACAAGTGGTGCCGGCGCATCTGCAAGAGTTGCCGCAATGGACATTGACCAACGCTCTAAAGACCATTCAACAACATTTGATGATGTGTTTATTAGTGACACAAACTTAGAAGCATTAATCTTTAAACTTGGCGAAAATTACATTGCCAATAGTTCAATTAGTGGTCTTTCATTGTCATACCGAAGGTTGTATGAATCACAAACATTTGCAGCTGGTTTATCTCCTGCATTAGGTTTAAGTAGCGGCGAAGCATTGTCCACAGCTTCTTCCACTACAACAAGACAAGCAAACTATCAAGTTGTTGTTACATCTGCAGGATCCTCTGGATATGAAGTTGGCAAAGCTATTCCTGCTGACCAATTCACAGTTGATTTGGCTACTAGAAAGATTACAGTCACAAGCGGTTTAAATTTAACTGCAAACATTTATGCGACTATTGATGCTACTGCACCAAATCCAAAAACCAAAACTTATGTTGAGGCAAATACTTCGTTGCAGTTATCGGCTGGTGTAAACTTATTTGGTAATGGTGCTGTTACATTGTACACATCCAATGGCCAAATTCAGATTGCCGCTAACACGGTTGTTAAATCACCTACTGTTTCTCAATCTTTATATGTTCCAGATGTTATTAGAATTGTTTCGGTACTAGATTTTAATAATAACAACATCACTCAGGCAAATGTTGGTTCTGCCATTGATGTTACCACAAGATATTCACTTGATAGTGGCCAAAGAGATTCTTATTATGACCATTCATCTATCAAATTAAAACCTGGTAATGCAGCACCGATTGGACCATTGGTTATCAAATTTGATAGATTCTCATCATCTGGTGCAGGATTCTTTACAAACGATTCATACAACACTTATTCGTATGAAAATATTCCAAATTTTACATCTTCAAGTGGTACCAACTATTCGTTGCGTGATTGTTTAGACTTTAGGCCAATTCGTTCAGCTGCAACAGCTGCAACAGCAAACTCTGTTGTGTTTGATGTGGATTCATCAACAACTGGTCCTAAGATTCCAGAAAATGGCTCAGATATTATTTTGAGTTATAATTATTATTTGCCACGAAATGATAAAGTTGTTCTCAATAAAGACCGCACTTTCGAAGTTGTGAGTGGCGTTCCATCTTTATATCCAGAAGATCCAAAAGACAGAGACAACTCTATGACATTATATGTCTTGCGTAGTCCTGCATATGTGGCAAACACATCTAATGTGTCAACACAGTATATAAATCACAGACGTTATACCATGAGAGATATTGGTACTATTGAAAAACGTATTGAGAATTTGGAATACTACACATCATTGTCATTGTTGGAACAAAGCACAGTTTCTAAACAAGACTTAACAATTATAGATTCACAAAATTTACCAAGATTTAAAAATGGTATTATTGTAGATTCATTTACCGGTTCAGGTGTGGCTGATGTGGCACAACCAGATTATCATGCATCTATTGATTCCAAATTACAAGAATTGCGTCCATCATTTACTACAAGCGCAGTAACTTTAGAATTTGATTCCGCTAATTCTTCTGGCTTTACACAAAATGGAACTTCTCTCGTTGTAAGCACTACTGATACTCCTTTCATTGACCAATCTAAAGCGTCAAAAGCATCAAATATTAACCCATTTAATATTACCAACTATATTGGTAAAATTGCAATTGACCCAACAACCGATATTTGGTTAGATACAAATCGTCAACCAGATGTTCTGATTAATCTTGGTGGTTCTGCTGATGCATGGAATAGAATTACCTCATTGACTTCTCCATATGATTATGTATGGGGTGCATGGGAAAATCATTGGACAGGAACAAGTACGCAAGTTCAAAGCTTTCAAACAAGAACTGGTAACTTAGGCTTTTGGGGTGGTGATGGTAATACACAAGGTATGGCTCAAATTATTGATACGTATCAAACAACAACTACACAAACTGGCACATCTACTCGCTCGGGTATTGTGTCTAGGGTCGTTCCAGAAACCATCACACAAAACATTGGTGATAGACTAGTTGACTTATCTATTATTCCTTATATGAGAACTAAGGGTATTGTAGTGGTTGCTACTGATTTCAAACCTAATGTAACATTGTTTCCATTCTTTGATACAATACCTGTTGAATCATTTACTGCTCGTGCTAATAAATTTACATTACAAAACAATAACCTTAGTTATAGAACTGAGGTTGGCAATTTTGAACAAGTAACTATTTTTAATAATGGTACTGCATCATCTGTTGGTACTGCGTTCATAGTTAGAACATCAAATACTGAAGCTTTCATTGTTAATAATCAACCAACTGGTTCTTACAACCTCGCTTCTGCAAACTTGATTGGTCAATCTACAGGAACATCTTCTAAGATTGTCCGCTATGAACACTATACAGGTCGAGTTGCTGCGGCCAATACAAATTCGATTACATTGGCCTTAGATGCTGATTCTGCAAACAATGTTTCTGATTATAATACATCGCCAATTTTTGTGGTTTCAGGAACTGGCGCTGGCCAAACTGCAACAATTACATCATACAATCCTGCAACAAGAATTGCTATGATTTCTGGAACATGGGGAACAACTCCTATTGCCAACGATTCATTCTATTCTATTGGTAGATTGAAGACAACTGCGGCTGGTGATGTTGCTGGTATCTTTACGATTCCTGCCTCAACATTCCGTATTGGTGAAAAGAAACTTCGTTTAATTGATAATAACATTAACGATATTGTGGCTTCTACCACAAACGGAGATGCATCATTCTTTGCTCAAGGTGCTGTACAAACAGTTGAGGCCTCAATTCTTTCTATTACGCAGCCTACAATCCAAAGAACAACGGTCCAACAAGAACAACCAATCTCCAGAGTTGCTGGTACAACAAGAACGGATGTGGTTGTTGGATGGTATGACCCACTCGCACAAACATTCTTGATTGATCCGATTGCATATCCACAAGGTGTGTATATCAGTAGGTTGCGTACTTGCTTTAAGTCTAAAGATGATACTATTCCAGTTACTCTGCAATTGCGTCCAACTGTGAATGGATATCCGTCATCATCTGTAATTTATCCAAATGGCTCTGTTACATTAACACCAGATAAAGTTAAGATTACAGATTCTCCAAGCTTGGATGATGCAACCAAATTTACAGAATTTAAGTTCGATTCACCAATCTTTATGCAACCAGGTGAACATTCGTTTGTATTGTTTGCCAACTCGAATAAGTATGAGGCATACGTTGCTGAAGTTGGTAAGTTGGATATCGTCGGACAACGACAGATTTCAGAACAGGCCTATGGTGGTTCACTATTCTTATCACAGAACGGCTCTACATGGACAGCTGACCAAACATCAGACATGTTATTCAGAATATACAGAAATGTATTCTCTACAGCGCCTGCTACTCTACAATTTAATGTTGTAGCGCCGTCAGCTAATGTGCCTTATGACTTGATGCATTTGATTACAAATGATTTGACTATTGCCAATACATCTGTGTCTTATACATTCGATTCAACAAGAGATGGATTAGGTTCTAAAACAGGCTTCTTGCCAATCACTCAACTGCGTAACTATACGATGGATGATGGCTTTGGACGCCGTGTTATTACCGGTGCTAATACATCATTGGTGTTGAAGGCTACGATGGCAACATTGAATCCTGCCGTTACGCCTGTACTTGATTCATCTCGTTGTGGTGCTATTCTTGTTCAAAACATAATCAACAACTTGCCATTAAGCAACTCAGGATTATTTGTTACATCTTCTGGTACAGGCTATGCAAACACTACTGACATTACTGTAACTATTACAGGTGGAGGTGGTACAGGTGCAACTGCTGTGGCAAATGTTGTATCTAATACAGTTAATTCTGTGTACATCACAAACGGCGGTTCAGGTTATACAACTTCTCCAACAATCACATTAACTCCTGGATCAGGTGGTGGTTCAGGTGCGGTTGTAGTGTATAATGGTGAAGACAAACAACTTGGTGGTAACTCTGATGTGCGCTATATGACACGTAAAGTTATTTTGAATGATGGTTTTGATTCTGGCGACCTTCGTGTTTACCTGACTGCGTATAAGCCATCTAATGCAAACATCCATGTGTACTACAAGATTTTATCCAAATCCGATAATGATTTGTTTGATAATAAAAACTATCAGTTGATGACAGAACTTGGTAATGAAAACTATGTTGCAACTAACAAAAATGATTTCCGTGAATTAGTGTTTGCACCTGGACTTGGAGGTGTTGCGAACAATTCTGTTAGTTATACAACTGATACAACTGGATTTTCAACATTTAGAACCTTCGCAATTAAGATTGTGATGGCAGGAACAGATACAATTGATGTTCCAAAAGTCCGTGATGTTCGTGCAATTGCATTCCCAGCAGGTTAATATGACACTAGTTAAAGTTGATGATACTTCTTTTGTTCGGGACACCCATTCCAAAGCCATTCTAAATACGGACAGGAATGGGTTGAACGAATACTATATGAAACGGGAACTTGCTAAAAGACAGGCTATAGAAAAGCAACAAGACAAGGCTCGATTGGATAAACTAGAAGAAGATATGCAAGAAATAAAACAGTTGTTGCAACTTATTGCCGCAAATCAGGATAAGTAATGTCTATAATTTCACAATTAAATACCGCAAATACCTTTAGTCAATGGTTAACGGGTACGCAAGACCTAATCAGTAAAGTCAATGAACTGGCTGAGGGTGGAAATAATTTTATTTTCTATTCGAATACCAACCTTTCGGTTGCAAATAATGTGACGATTGGTGGAGACTTGACAGTCTCAGGTAACATTGTTTTGGATGCAATTGGGTTTGATGATATTAATGCAAACGGATCAATTACTGCTGCTAATAATTTATCAGTTGGTGGCCAAACAACATTAACCGGTAATGTAGCAATTGGTGGCAATTTAACGGTATCAGGAAATATTATCCTTGATGCAATTGATTTTGATGATATCAACTCTAATGGTTCAGCTTCTTTTGCAAATAACTTAACAGTTTTAGGTACATCAAATCTTAATACTATTATTAGTACCACTGGTCTTTTAAGTGTTAACTCAAATGTCTTTGTTAATGGATTTGCATTTTCTTCAAATGCTAATGTAAGAACTGGTGTTACTACTTTTGCTGTTACGAATTCTGGTTCAGGTGCTTATGTATTTGACCAATATTCTGGTAACAATCCTGACATATATTTACATCCTGGCCAAACAGTTTCATTCAACATTAATGCTGTCGGGCATCCATTTTTAATAAGACAGTCAAATGGTGGAACACTATACAGTAATGGTCTTACTCATGTTTCAACAACAGGTGTTGTTACTGTTGGAAGTGATGCTCAAGCAAAACAAACTGGAACACTCATTTGGAAAGTTCCTTTTGAATTAACAGGTAACACTTATGTTTACCAGTGTCAGGTTCATAGCGGCATGGTAGGCAATTTAATTATTCAACCTACTGTTACTTCAGTTAACGCAACTGCTGTGGCAGCTTTTGCAGCAGCTAATGCATCTACTGCTGATTCTCTTGCCTTTGCAATCGCATTGGGATAAATAGATAAATACAATATCAAGGATATTAAAACATGGCAAACACATTTAAAAATTATTTTGGTAAAGCTGTCACAGCAAACTCGACAATCTTTACCGCAGGCGCAGGAGTACAGGCTACGGCTATTGGTATGACAATTGCAAATTTGACTACCTCACCAATCACAGCCAACGTATTTCTAACGGCTGGCGGTACTGACTACTATATGGTTAGTCAGGCCACAATTGCGGTTGGAGGTGCTTTAGTACCAATTGGTGGTGACCAGAAACTTGTTCTGGAAGCCGCTGATGCTATTAAGGTTTCAACATCGGGAACTAGTGACGTTATTTTATCGGTCTTGGAGATTAGTTAATGTATCTAGGCAATACACCAACCACTCAAGCATTCGTAGCTCTTACCGAAAGATTTAATGGTAATGGTAGTGCGACTACTGTTACTTTGTCTAGAGCGGTGTATAATGCTTCTGATATTGAAGTTCTTGTTAACAATGTTCAACAGGATCCGTTTGAAGCCTATACAGTAAACGGAACTACAACTCTCACATTTACTGAGGCACCATCTTCTGGTACTGGTAACATCATTGTAACATATAGAAGTTACCTTATTTCTAGGATTGTTCCTGGCGAAGGTACTGTAACTTCTTCGGCAATTGGAACTGGTGCAATCACTGGTGATAAGATTGTTGCAAACACAATTGGTTCTTCAAACCTAACTATTACTGGTGTTTCTGCTGGTACATATGGTGGTACAGGTAACACTCCAAGTTTAATCATTGATGCACAAGGTCGTGTGACCGCAGCAATCAATGTGGCAACAACTTCAAGTGGTGGCGGTACAAGTTCTGCGAAATCAATTATATTGAATGCTGTCTTCGGCGGCTAATTAAGGAAAAATACAAATGGCAAATCCAAATATGGCAAACTCGGTGTTCATTTATGGCAGTACTGCCTATTTGACACCAGCTACAACGGCAACAAATACATCATTCCTATATGCTTCGACAGCAAACGGTATCACATCAATTACTGGATTGACACCACCTGTTGGAAGTATCAATAGAATTGGTAGTATTCTTGCTACTAACATTACACCAAACACAACAAACGTAACTGTTGGTGTATCAAATCAAGCTCCATACTCAGCAACTGGTGTAAACTTTATTGCTTATCAAGTATCAATTCCTGGTAACTCTACTTTGATTGTTACAGATAAGAGTGTACCTGTATATGTTACAGAATATCAAGCTCTTGGTGTTACTACAGGTGTTGCTAACTCAGTAAGCTTTGTTGTCAACTTAGAAACTATTACCTAATGTCTAATCGTTACTTCGGTGGAAATTTAACCAATTACGGCGAAGCACCAACGACAGTAGAGTATTTGGTTGTAGCTGGCGGAGGCGGTGGTGGTTGGAACTTTGGCGGCGGTGGCGGTGCTGGTGGACTTTTAACTGCAACTGGTTTAGCAGTAACCATTGGTTCTTCTATTACTGTAACTGTAGGTGCTGGCGGCGCAGGGTCAGCTGATACTAGTGCTGGTAGCAATGGTGTTAATTCTATTTTTAGCTCCATTACCGCAACTGCTGGAGGAGGTGGTTCTAGTAATAGTTATCAAAATGGTCGAAGTGGCGGCTCTGGCGGTGGTGGAGGCGGCCCTGATGGAAATTCAACAACTGTAACTGGAGGTGCTGGCACTTCTGGCCAAGGCTTTGCTGGTGGCAATGGTTCAAGATTAACCACTGGTGTTACTCAAGGTGGTGGCGGTGGTGGCGGCTCTGGTTCTACTGGTATTTCAAATAATCAAGCAAGACAAGCGGGTAGTGGTGGCGCAGGAACCGCATCATCTATTTCTGGTGCACAAATTCAATACGCTGGTGGTGGAGGCGGTGGTGGATATAACAGTTATCCTGTATTACCTGGTCTTGGCGCAGCTGGTGGTGGTAATGGTTCTTCGGCAGATGCCGTAAATGGATTTAGTGCTTTAGCAAATACAGGCTCTGGTGGCGGTGGCAATGCTGGTGGTGGTGTTGGTATTGGCGGCAATGGTGCGTCAGGCATTGTAATCATCCGCTACCCCGCATATTTTGCGGCCGCTAAATCAACAACAGGTTCTCCTTTGACATATAAGACTGGTTTTTACCGAGTATATGTTTTCAATGCATCAGGTACAATAACATTCTAAGGTGAATAATGGCTGGTATTTTTACACAACGTAACATAAATCAATTAAGAACTCTTGGTGGATTACCAGGAGTTGCACCCACTTTTGTTGAATACCTTTGCGTTGCTGGTGGTGGCGGTGGTGGTACGGCTCAGCAAAATACTTATAATGCTGGTGGGGCGGGTGCTGGTGGTTTATTAACGGGCATGATTCCTGTTACGGCTGGTGCTTCTTATACAGTAACTGTTGGTGCTGGAGGCACAACTAATACTGTAGGCGTAAATTCTGTATTTGGTGCAATTACATCCAAAGGTGGTGGGTCAGGCGGTTCTGGTAGTTCAGGTGCGGTTGGTGTCAATGGTGGTTCTGGCGGTGGTGGAGCAGGTCACAATGATGTTGGCTCAAACAACGGCACAGGAATTTCAGGTCAAGGCAATAATGGTGGTTCTGGGTCAAGTTCCGCTGGTGCAGGCGTTTACGGCGGTGGTGGTGGTGGCGGCGCAGGAACAGTTGGTTTAAACGGAACACCAGGTACTGGTGGTAATGGCGCCGCTGGTATTGCATCATCAATATCTGGAACAGTAACCATTTATGCTGGAGGTGGTGCTGGTGGAGCATCTTCTAGTCCTGCTGGTACGGGTGGCGCTGGTGGCGGGGGTAATGGTAACGCTGGTGCTGTTGGTTCTCCCGGTACAGTCAATACAGGTGGTGGAGGAGGCGGTGGTTCTGGGATTGGAGGAAGTTTTGCTGGTGGCACAGGCGGCGCAGGCTGCGTAGTAGTCAGATATCCTGGCACAACTCAGTTTTACACCGGTGGTAGTGTTTACACAATAGGTGGATATGTTGTACATCGGTTTCTGTCATCAGGTACTTTAACACCAACAACGCCAACTCCAGCCACAGTAGCTCCTTCAGTTATTGGCCAAGCATTCCAAGGCGGATTCTACGCTGGCATGATTGCGGCTAACGGTAGTGGATTTCCTACGCACTATTTGGTTGTTGCGCCAAAGGCATCTGGTGAATCATCAAAACAATGGAAAAATGCTACAACTGATACACCCAACGCAGACAGCTTTATTGATGGGCCACAAAACACGGCAGACATGGTTGCTGACGGAAACTCTACTGTTTACCCTGCGGCTCATTTCTGCAATGATTTGGTTATAGGCGGATACTCAGATTGGTATATGCCAGCACGAAACGAATTGGAAGTTTGCTATTACTTTTTAAAGAATGGAACTCAAAATAATTATATAGCGTCTGGAAATAAAGGAAATAATCCAAATGCAGTATTTCCAGAACCTATTTCTACGAATTACACAACCACTGTACCAGCGCAAACTACCGCAACGGCGTTTCAAGTTGGAAATTCTGAAGCGTTTCAAGATACGACTTATTGGAGTAGTACAGGGATGGGACACACTTATCCGGGAACCGACAATGCTTGGGGCCAACTTTTTTTCTCGGGTCAACTAGGCGACCAAACAACATTTGGCAAGACAACTTCATATGTGGCTCGTGCAGTTAGAAGGGTGGCAATATGAAAATAGTAATTACAAACATTGACGCTGATACAGGTATTCTTTGCACAGCAGAGCCTATGCGTACAGGGCCAGCGTTTCCCAATGTCAAAGGCTTTCAGTGGATTTGGCAAGATGAATCAAATTGGCCTGTAGCTACCATAGGCGGTGTGTATCAAACAGCACCAAAGTATTACGGAACTTGTGATGACGATGCAGACACAAGCCTCGTTGGTGTATTGGGTGTATTGAGTGATGCTGAATATGCCACACTAAAGACAGCAGAACATCAAGCCCGCAAGCCTTTCCCAAGTTGGATTGGCAACGAAGAAACAATGACATGGCAAGCTCCAGTAGCTAGACCTAACGGGTTATATCGGTGGGATGAAGCAACAATTTCGTGGATAAACTATGAGTAAATATCTTGGCGGTCTTGTGACTGCAACAATTAATCCACTAGGTAAGAAACCAACTGAAGTTGAATACTTAGTGGTAGCTGGTGGTGGTGGCGGAGGAAATATTACTCCAAGTGCCGCACAAGGCGGAGGAGGCGGAGCTGGAGGCCTTCTATCTGCGGCAGGTTTTGCTGTAGCGGCAGGTTTTGCTTTGACCATTACTGTAGGCGCTGGCGGTTCCGCAGAAACATCTGGTGGTAATTCTGCTTTTTCTAATATCACTACTTTTGGTGGTGGTTATGGTAGGGATAGGGATTATGCTGGCGTTGCTGGTGGTTCTGGCGGTGGTGCGGGTGATAGCACTTCGGGAACCGTATCTGGCGGCGCAGGTACATCGGGTCAAGGTTTTGCTGGCGGTAATGCAGTATACCCTGGCTCTGGAAACACAGGCGGTGGTGGAGGTGGTGGCTCTGGCTCTGTTGGTGGAAATGCAACTGTAGGTGCTGTGGCGGGAACCGCTGGAGCAGGTACTTGTTCAACCATTACAGGACAAAGAGTTTTTTATGCTGGTGGTGGTGGCGCATCAGGTTATCCAGTTGGTGGTTTAGGAAATTCTGGCGGTGGTACTGGTGCGGTGTTCAACTTACTTCCAGCCACTCCTGCATTATCAAATTCTGGTAGTGGTGGAGGCGGCGGATCATCACCTTATCCGCCTACTGCTGGCGGCTCTGGTATTGTAATTATCCGCTACCCACAAACACTTTCTCCTCCAGCAGCAGTTACGGGAAATGTACAGATTGGTTATGCTGCAGGATATCAAATATATACTTGGACTTCTTCAGGTACAGTTACATTTTAAATTACAATGACTAAACACTCAGGCATCTTTAGACAATCAGACGTAGGTCAAGCAATAGCTGATAACAATTGGGTTGGCACTGCACCACCTAGTATTGAGTACCTTGTTGTTGCAGGAGGTGGCGGTGGTGGGCAAGGAAATGGTGGGTCAGGCGGCGGTGCTGGAGGTTTGCTTGCAGGATTTTCTGGTATAACTGCTGGTTCATCCGTTACTGTCACAGTTGGTGGCGGCGGTACGGGAGGAATATTTGGCGGGGCTGCTGCAACTAACGGTAGTAACTCTGTATTTAGCATAGTGACTGCAACAGGAGGAGGCGCCGGAGCTAGAGGCTCCAGTAGTGAAGAAGCCGCAGGTTCTGGTGGGTCAGGCGGTGGCGCTGGTAGTGGAGCCACTAAATCAGGCGCAAGCGGAATTCGTGGGCAAGGTAATAGTGGGTCTGCGGCATATTCTGGTTCGAAGTATCCTAGTGGTGGAGGAGGGGGTGCAGGAACAACAGGAACTGATCCTGGATCAAACGCATACGACTCCGGCAACGGTGGCGGAGGTATAGCTTCTGCGATAAGTGGAACTGTAACAACTTACGCTGGTGGTGGAGGCGGTGGTGCCACAGCAGCAGGAGCACTTTCTGGAACAGGTGGAGTTGGTGGCGGCGGTGCTGGAGCTTCTCCCGGAACTACTGGAACTACTAACACTGGCGGCGGTGGTGGTGGCAACGCTGGAAATAACGCTGGTTCAGGCGGTGCTGGCGGCTCCGGTATTGTAATCATTCGCTACCCATCATACTATGCAGATCCAATTTTCACAACTGCCACAAAGACAAATAGTCCTGATGCACAATGGAAGATATTTACTTTCACATCATCTGGATCGATATCCTTCTGATATAAATAAAGAATAACTAAAAGAGAATAAGAAAATGGCACTAACAAGAGTTAACGGTAATTTAATTTCAAGTGGCACCATCACAGGTAATTTGTTTCTAAGTAACACGATTACAAGTGATAAACTTGCAAATACTGGTGTTTCTGCCGGTTCATACGGTGGTGCAACACAGATTCCAGTCATTACAGTTGGTACAGATGGTCGTGTATCATACTCAGCCAACGTAGCATTTAGTGCCGTTCCAACATTCTCAAGTGGACCATTTGCGGTTGGTAATACATCAGGTGCAATTGCTAATACGACACTAGATGTTTATGGTGGTGTTGCTATGAACGTGGTAACATTGGCAAATACAAGTAACACAGTCAACGTGGCACTTGCCAATTACTTTGTTTGTACTCCAGCAGGAACAACAACATTTGTATTCACAGGTGTACCAGTTTCCAGAGATAGTTCTTTCGTGATTGAGTTGACGAATGGTGGTGCATATACTGTTTCTTTCCCTTCTTCAGTAAGATGGCCTGCAAATACGGCACCAACACTTACTTCATCAGGTAAAGACTTACTAATCTTCTCTACAGCTAATACCGGGAGCACATGGCGTGCTTCTTCTCTAATCGGTTACACAGCATAAATTATGTCAATTACAGCTAAAAGATTAATGCGTGGTGCCGGCGGCGCCGGTGCTCCAGAAAAATATATTGAAAATTTGTTTAGCACATTTCTTTATACAGGTACAGGTACAGGTTATGCTGGCAATGAACAAAATATTATTAATGGAATTGATGTTTCTGGTAAAGGTGCTCTTATTTGGATTAAAGCAAGAGAGTCAACAGCCGCATACAACTCATATTGGAATCGGCATCAGTTATATGATACCAATAGAGGTATCACTTTTGCTTTAAATAGTAATACTACTGATGCTCATGGCGATACAACAGATTCCATGAGCACTAGAGCAGACGGGTTTAGATTAGCAAGTGGTGGTTCTTACTATCAGCAAAATTTTTCAGGAGTTAAATATGTCTCCTGGACATTCCGCCAGGAACCAAAGTTCTTTGATATTGTGACTTATACGGGAACAGGTTCTGACCGTACTGTTGCCCATAGTCTTGGTTCTACTGTAGGTTGCATTTTTATTAAAGCTGTTTCAGGAACTGGAGCGGGTGATGAAGGGTGGCGTGTTTATCACAGGTCACAAGGTGCTACAAAATATGCAATGCTTCAATCAACTAATGCTTTTGCAACAGCTTCATCTGTTTGGAATAATACCGAACCCACATCATCTAATTTTACAGTTGGAACTGATACTGGTGTTAATGGCAGTGGTCTTACTTTTGTGGCATATATATTCGCCCATGACGCAGGAGGCTTTGGCCTAACTGGTACAGACAATGTGATTTCGTGTGGAACATACACAGGAACAGGCTCACCACTTGATGTAACTTTAGGCTATGAACCACAATGGCTTCTTGTTAAAAAAACAAGTGCTACAGGAGATTGGATTTTAATGGACACCATGCGTGGTATGTCCATGACCACGTCTCAATGGTTATATCCAAATGCCGCAACTATTGAAGATGCTTCTGGCACTCAATTAAACCCAACTGCTACAGGATTTACTGTTACATCTACAGGCTCAGGTTTAAATGGTGGCGGTGCTACCTACATCTACATAGCCATTCGCAGAGGCCCGATGAAAGTGCCTACTGTGGGTACAAGTGTGTTTAGTCCTGAAGTGCAGACACCAGGTGGCGGTTTTTTCACAGCGGCGGCTAATAGTGGCTTCCCAATTGATTGGTTGCCAACAAGACAAAAAGGTGTTGTAACTGATTGGTATCAGACAAGTCGGTTAACTAACAACTATATGTCGCCAAATACAACTGCGACGGAAGCGGCTTACACATACGGTTTTGATTTAATGCAAGGCGTTAGGGCCGAATGGTCTACTAACACAACTGTTTCATATGCATTTCGGCGTGCTCCAGGCTTCTTTGATGTTGTAGCTTACACAGGAACTGGAGCAGGCGGCCGAGTTTTAAATCATAATTTAGGCGTTGCGCCAGAGCTCATGATATTTAAAAGTAGGGCATCAACAAGTGACAATAACTGGAGCATCCAGTGTGCTTTTGGACCTTCAGGCAAAGTGTATAACCTTAATGGTACTGGCAACTATAACGGCACTCTTGCAACTTCGTTGAGTGCATCAAGCATAACACTAAGCGATAACACAACAAACAATACTGTGGCTTACGTTGCGTATTTATTTGCAACTTGTCCTGGCGTTTCCAAAGTAGGTTCATACGCAGGCTCAGCTTCAGCAGTTCAAGTTGACTGTGGTTTTACAACAGGGGCGAGATTTGTTCTTATCAAGTATGCGGACGGAACTGGTGGTTGGATTGTATTTGACTCAGCCCGTGGCATCATTTCAGGAAATGACCCCTACTTAGAATTTAACAACACAAACGCAGAAATTACATCAGAAGATTACATTGACCCATACAGCGCAGGGTTTGAGATTTCGGCTGCTGCGCCGGGCGTACTCAATGGTATCAATCGTACATTCATATTTTTGGCAATAGCATAAATAAACAGTTAGAGATTTTCAATCTAACAACCGAATATCAAGGTATTATAAATGGCAAATTTTAGAATCAGAGAAACAGGTGAAGTTGTTTCACAAGGCGAGCTCCGCCGTAGGCATTGGAATACATCATTTCCAGCCGTATGGGACCAAGGTGTATTTGAACATATTGGTATTGACCCAATCTTTGCAGCACCACAACCAACAAATACTGACCCACTTAAAACAATTCGTCAGAATGGTGTTGTACAAGATAGTAATGGAAATTGGATTGAAAATTGGGAAGTTGCTGATTTGTTCGCAGACACCACAGTTGAAGGTGTTACAACAACTAAAGCTCAACATGAAGAAACTTATATTACTGCTCGCAATGCAACTCAATGGGTCGCAATCCGTTCAGACAGAGATAATCTTTTGAAAGAAACTGATTGGGTTTCTATTCGTGCCGCTGATACTGCCACTCCAATGTCAGCCGAATGGTCAGCATATCGTCAGGCATTAAGGGATGTTACAACTCAAACCGATCCTTTTAGTATTACTTGGCCAACCAAACCCTAATAAATAGATAATATAAAAGGATAATAAATTGGCCTACCTAGGAAATCAACCCACATCATCGACCTTTGCTATTGACTCCTTCAATGGTGACAATAGCACAGTCAACTTCACCTTGCGTGAAGCACCATTAGCTACTTCTTCGATTCTAATATTCGTTGGTGGTATTCGCCAGCATACAGATACATATTCGGTATCTAGTACAACACTTACTTTCTCAGAAGCACCGCCAACAGGCACAAATAACATTCAAGTATTGTTCCTTGGAATTGGTGCTAGTCCACATATTCCATCAGATTTTTCTGTATCCGCAGTTAAGATTCAGACTAATGCTATTACTGGTGACAAGATTGCACCAACAACAATTACATCCAATCTAATTGCATCAGCAACTATTACTGGTGATAAAATCGGTCTTACAGCTATTACATCTAATTTGATTGCATCAGCTGCTATTACAGGCGACAAGATTGGCCTGACAGCAATCAACGCAAATAACATCGTTGACGCAACAATTACAAACGCAAAACTTGCCACACCCGGCGCAACAACAGGAAAGGCAATAGCTATGTCTATTGTATTCGGAGGATAAACTAAATGGCCGCACCAAATATTGTCAACGTAGCACTAATTAATGCTAATTCGAACACACAAATATTAACCTCAAATACTGAGATTGGTTTACTAAGTAATCCAGCTTCAAGTGGAAAAGTATATAAAGTAAATACTATTCTAGTAGCAAATAAAGACGGAGCTAATGCTATTGATGTAACTTGTAATATATACTCAGAAGCAGCTTTAGCAGGAACTGGTTTTCCAATTGCTTTTACAATTAGTGTTCCCGCTGATGCTACTTTGATTCTTACTGATAAATCCACATCTTTCTATTTGGAAGAAAATCGTTCAATAGGAATTAAATCCGGATCAGCAAATGGTTTATCCGTTTTATGTTCTTGGGAAGAAATTAGTTAAAGTATAACAAATGTCCGAACGCTACCTAGGCGGTTTCATTACCGCTTCTTATACTGGATTGAAAGTGCCTGATGCGCCCACGATTGGCACGGCTACTGCTGGGAATACTACTGCGAATGTAGTTTTTACAGCTCCATCAAATTCTGGAGCCAGCAACATTACAAGCTATACAGCAACTTCAAATACTGGTATTACAAGTTCAAACACATCTTCTCCAATTGCATTTACTGGTTTGACTAACGATATAGCTTATACATTTACAGTAAAAGCTACAAATAGTTTTGGTAGTGGCCCTGCAAGTGCGGCTTCTAATAGTGTGATTCCAGCTGCACCAACTGGAACTCTTGCTGAGTATCTTGTTGTTGCTGGAGGTGGAGGTGGAGGTGGCGGCGGCGGTGGTGCCGGTGGTTTGTTAACTGCTGGAAACGGCACGGCTTTATTTAGCGGCACGTATACAGTCACTATTGGTGCAGGCGGTGCGTTCTCTGGAAATAATAATGGCGCAGCAACGGCGGGTAGCGGTGCAAACTCTCTAATAACAGGATATACTGCAATTGGCGGTGGAGGCGGTGGTTCTTACTCTAATGCTGGCGTTGCTGGCGGTTCTGGAGGCGGGGGTTCTTATGGTTCAACTAGCGCCGCAGGAGTTAGTGTAGGCGGAACGGGAACATCAGGTCAAGGAAATAACGGTGGCACAGCAACCAATGTGGGCGTTTATCATGGCTGGATAGCTGGCGGTGGTGGCGGTGCAGGAGCGGTGGGCGGTAGTGCTACAAACTACGACACAGGTAATTCTTCTCCTTTTGGGCCTCTTGGAGGTGCAGGTGCGCCATCATCTATTACAGGTTCTGGTGTAACTTATGCGGCTGGTGGACAGGCCTACTATTCAAGCACTGTTAGCGGAGATGCTACTGCAAATTCAGGAAATGGCGGAGGCGGTGCTAAGTCTCAAAACGCCGGAAGTAGCGGATGGAATGGTGGGTCTGGTGTTGTCATTATTGCTTATCCCAATACATCTCCTGCACTAACTATTGGTGGTGGTTTAACCTACGACCAACCATCACGTTCTGGTTACAGGGTTTATAGATTCACTGCTGGTACAGGCAATATTACTTTCTAAGGAATAAAAAATGCCTAGTTACACGGGAATTTGGACAATCACACAACAGATGCAGGCTGTAGCAGCTAACACTTGGACGGGCCTAAGCAGTACGAGTCCGAGTCCTACTACTTTGCCAGTATATACTACTCAAGGTGCAAGTAGTTACATAGCTTCTCCGACTGGCACTATAAATGGCACGCCTTATAAACTTATGGGTGCTTCTTCAAATATGGGTTTGGCAAACACCACATATTTAGATTCACATACTTATTATTGTACGGATTCTCTTGGAACTAACTGGTATATTGCCGCCAATTGGGGATATGGATTGCCATCACGGTGGAGTGGCGTAAATCGAATGGGCGGCCCTGGAAGTGGCGCAGACACAGCTCCTGCATACACCACGGCGGATGGAATACCAGTTAATCTAACCAACTTAAATTTAAATTATGTACGTACTGGTACTGCTGCTAATACAATTGTATTCACAAGTGATTACTCCGCTAATAGTAGTTCTTTAAAACCTGGTTCATTCCAATTTGATGCGCTTATTTTTGGTAACCAATCAGGACCTGGTTTTGCAAATTGGTACGCTGATTCTAATAAGGCCGCACAAACTTATCCGAGTATTGTTACAGCAGTACATAACAATTGGAATGGAGCTTCAGCTGTTCAAACCTATGATAGCGCTCCACAAGGAGATGATAACGGGGGCTGGCTATGGTGGAGACCGCCACTAAAGACTAGTGAGGTTATGATAGATTTTGGAAATTCCTACGACAACAATCCATGCCGGTTGTTTGTTTGGAATAACTTCACAGGGGCAGTAGTTTTGATTGTAAATTATGGTAAGAATGGTAATGTTGACGTATCGGCTAATGCAATTAATGACCAATATACTAGAACAATTATTATCAAACATACTGAAGGATTTGTTTATTTTATGGGCGATTTGGGCCCAACAATTGCAGGCTCTCATTATTATTTGTACAGATAAGGAATAATTATGGCACATTATGCATTTTTAGATTCTAATAATATTGTTACAGAAGTCATCGTTGGCAAAAATGAAGGCGAAGATGGTATTGATTGGGAACAACACTATGGTGAATTTCGTGGTCAAACTTGTAAACGAACAAGTTACAATACTTATGGCGGCGTTCACCTAAATGGTGGTACACCATTACGTAAAAATTATGCTGGTATTGGTTTTACATATGATTCTATTCGTGACGCATTTATTCCACCAAAACCACACCCTGATTTTCTATTGAATGAAGATACTTGCACTTGGTACACAACAAATCCAGCCTTGTATTACGGCGATGTTATGGTAACACCTGTTGAGGAAGCATGAAGACTTTTGAACTTGGTTACTTTGGTAACATTTGGGTTAAACAAAATGTTCTCGAACATGCAGGCGAAGCCTTTGATGGACACGAACACAAATTTGACCACGTAACCTTATTAGTGTCAGGTAAGGTCAGCGTTCAAATTAAAGATAATACACCTAAAGAATTTACGGCTCCAACTTTTATTGTGATTCGCAAAGAACATCAACACAAAATTACTGCGCTTGAAGATAATACAATTTATTATTGCGTGTATGCGTTGCGTGATTTAGATGGAGAAACAATGGAAATATTTGGTGACCAACATGATCCTGAATATGCAAGCACTAGAAGCGATGGATATTGGGAAAAAGTTAAAGAATTGGAAAATACATGAGTAAAAAGTATCTTGGCGGCCTAATCACTAAGACTCCAGTTACGCCAACCACAAATTCTGCATCTGGTGTTTGGACAATTGACCAAGCGGCTTATTGGAGAAAAATTAATGTGTGGCCTTTTCCTTCAAGAATTCCAGGTGCTCCTACTATTGGCACGGCTACAGCTGGTGATACGTCCGCAAGTATAGCCTTTACAGCACCAGCCGACTTAGGTATACCAGCAACAATTACCAGTTACACAGCAATATCAAGTCCTGGTGGACTTACTGGTACTGGCGCATCTTCTCCTGTTACGGTTTCAGGATTAACAAATGGTACTTCCTATACATTTACGGTAACTGCAACAAATTCTTTTGGCACAGGCCCAGCGAGTGAAGCTTCTAATAGTGTAAGTCCAGCTGCTTTCAATGGAGCAATACAATTCCTTGTTGTTGCAGGCGGAGGATCTGGCGGTATGCAAGGTAATCGTTCAGGTGGTGGCGGTGGTGCTGGAGGACTTAAATCATCTTACACAGCTGGCGGTGGTCCTAGCGGCTCACAGTTGAGTGTTATTACTGTGACTCCAGGAACCAATTACACAGTAACCGTTGGTGCTGGCGGTGCATCAACAACTGCTGGCCAGCCGCAACACGGATTGCCAGGTTCCACTTCGGTGTTTAGTACAATCAGTACTACTGGCGGTGGTGGCGGTGGTGGTATTACTGACTACGGCACATCTTCACCAGCTTCAAGAAAGAATGGTGGTTCATCCGGTGGTGCTAATGGATATGAAAATACTCCTGGTACTCCAGTTGCAGATGAAGGATATACCGGTGGTACTGGTCAGTCAGCAGAAACTAATGGCGGTCTTACTGGTTATGCTCAAGGCTCAGGCGGTGGTGGCGGCGGAGCAAATGCTGCTGGTGGAAATGGATCTGGCAGCTCTAGTAGCTTACTTGGTGGTAATGGTGGTGCTGGAAGAACTTCTTCCATTACTGGAAGTTCTGTAACTTATGCTGGTGGTGGCGGTGGAGCAGCTACTAATTATCAAGGAGCTAAAACTGCTGGTGTTGGTGGGTCTGGCGGTGGCGGTGCTGGCGGTATAAGCGGATCTACAGGCACAATGAATGGTACAGCTGGTGATCCAAATACTGGCGGTGGCGGCGGAGGTGCTTCTCAACATCCTGAAAGTGGTTCAGGTTGGCCAGGTCGTAGTGGTGCTGGTGGTTCTGGCGTAGTTATTCTTAGATATGCAGGTGGAATGACAATTACACTTGGTGCTGGATTAACAGGCACAACTGCAACAGATGGAGCTAGCAAAGTCACAACAATTACTGCTGGTACAGGTAATGTTTCTTGGACTTAAATAATGGATTATAATTTTTCATTAGATTCAATTACATTCTAACTAAATACAGTAATCAATGACACAGTAAGTATCTTATTAGATACAGTAACTTTTTAAATGGACAATAAAATATGGCACATTTTGCTAAAGTAGAAAACGGTATCGTTACACAAGTAATCGTTATCGACCAAGAAACATTAAACACCGGACATTGGGGTGACCCAGCATTGTGGGTTCAGACCTCGTATAATACACAAGGCGGCCAACATCCAGAAGGCCGTCCTTTGCGTAAAAACTATGCAGGTATTGGTTACAGTTATGACTCTGGCCGTGATGCATTCATTCCGCCAAAACCATATGCTTCATGGGTTTTAAATGAAAATACATGTTTGTGGGCAGCACCAGTTGCTATGCCAACAGATGATAAGATGTATCGTTGGGATGAACCAACAACATCATGGGTTGAAGTAACTACACCAGCATAATAAGAATTATGGCACTCTCAAAAATCACAGCAGCAAGTATCACATCAAATGTAATCTCAACAGCACTCATTGCTGATGGTGAAATTACTTTTGCTGATATTGCAAACAATACAATTACCTCCGCACTGATTGCCGCTAACGCTATAACTACAGCGGCAATTGCAGATGGTTCAATCAATACTTCTGAACTAGCTGCAGGAGCTGTAACAGGTGATAAGATATCTTCAACGGCAACATTAGGTAATTTAAATGTTTCTGGAGCTACAACATTCCTAAGTTCTACTTTAGAATCAGCAAATATTACCACATCAATGAGTGCTACTTTGAATATTAATATTGCACAACCATATGTTGTCTTTACTGCAAATTCATCTGCAAACAGTACTGTTAACTTTACTGGGTTATCTGGTGTTCCAGTTGGTAATAGTGCTACATTTATTGTAGTTGTGCCAAACAGTTCTACTGCATACTATATCAATACATATCAAGTTGATGGTTCTGGAACAACTGTGAAGTGGGCAGGTGGTGTACCAATTGGCGGCACTTCAGCTAATACAGACATATATTCTTTTAACATTGTCAAAACTTCGGCAACACCAACTTACAATGTGTTTGCATCTGTACAAAGTTATTTTTAATCATGCCATTTCAAAGATTTAATGTTGGTTCAGCAAGGGCTTTTCGTAAGAAGCGTAGTCTTGGCGGCAGTGGTGTTCTACTTGAGTACCTTGTAATTGCTGGCGGTGGCGGCGGTGGTGGTGGTCCTTATGCAGGTGGCGGCGGCGCAGGCGGTTATAGAACAGCCTCTGGAATTGCATTTTCAACTGCAACAAACTACACAGTAACTGTTGGCGCCGGTGGCCCTCCTAGTACTCAAGGCAGTAATTCTGTATTTAGTTCTATAACTTCTGCTGGCGGAGGTTGGGGTAATAATGGCGGGAGTGGCGGTTCTGGGGGTTCTGGTGGAGGTGCTTATGGATACCCTAATGGTGAGAATACTGGTGGCGCTGGAAATACGCCAAGCACTGATCCATCTCAAGGTAATAATGGTGGTAATGGAATTTCTGATAATGTTTCCTACACAAACAGCGGTGGCGGTGGCGGTGCAGGCGCAGTAGGCGGTAATGCCACATCATCCAGAGGTGGTATC